CCCGGATTGCATCTATCAACAAACTCGGCGAGCGTCATAACCTCTCCGATCTTGCACGCGAATTGATCTCCGGCGGACAGTCCGTCGATGAGGCTCGCGCTGCTGTCCTCGAAAAAATCGGAACTCAGCCCGTGGAACACAGTATCACCGCCAACGACATTGGCCTCTCCGATAAGGAGACTCGTAGCTTCAGCTTCGTCAAAGCTCTGAACTATCTCTCTAACCAGGGTGATGCTCAGGCTCGTCGCGATGCAGCGTTTGAAATTGAAGTTGGCGAGGCTGCTGCCAAGAAGTACGAGCGTTCTTCAAACGGCATCGTCATTCCTAATGAAGTCCTTCGTCGCGACTTGGTTGTAGGTACACCTACAGCTGGTGGTGACTTGGTTGACGACGTGCTTCTGGCTGGAAGCTTCATCGATCTGCTTCGCAACCGCCTGTCAATTTCACAGGCTGGCGCAACGATGCTGACCGGGCTGCAGGGCAATGTGTCAATTCCTCGACAGACGAGCGCGAGCACAGCATACTGGGTTGGCGAAAATTCTTCCCCTACCGAGTCCCAGCAGGCAATTGATCAGGTCAACATGACACCTAAGACGGTGGGTGCATTTGTTGACTACTCACGTCGTCTTCTGCTTCAAAGCAGCATTGACGTTGAAGGCATGATCCGCAATGACCTTGCTCGCGTTATTGCACTTGAGATTGACCGCGCTGCTGTTTACGGCACCGGTTCTTCCAACCAGCCTCAAGGTTTGACCAATGTCTCCGGCATTGGTTCCGAAACGTTGACCAGCTTTGGAACTTTTGCTGAGTACATTGCGATGGAGACCGACGTTACTGCGGCTAACGGTGACATCGGAGCAATGCGCTATATCATTAACGCTTCCGCTCGCGGCTCTCTGAAGTCAACCGAGAAGGCTTCAAACACTGCTCAGTTCGTTTATGAAAACGATGAGATCAATGGTTACCCTGTGATCGTTTCTAACCAGCTGCTCAATAATGATGCGCTGTTTGGAGATTTCTCGCAATTCGTGATGGGCATGTGGTCTGGTTTGGATCTAACTGTTGATCCTTATGCTGGTGCTACGGCTGGCACTGTTCGGGTGATCGCTCTTCAGGATGTGGATTTTGCTGTCAAGCAGCCTGCATGTTTCTGCTTCGCTAGCTGAGCAACATGAAAGTTGAGATCACACGCGGAGTGATGATCAACGGGGAGCCTGTGAAAGCAGGCTCCTTTATTGAAGTTGATCAGAAGACAGCGAATATTCTTTTCAATAGCGACAAAGCAAAAGTTGCTGTCGAGAAGCAAGCCGCGCCTGTTGCTGACACTCCTCCGCCTTTCCCACCGAAGCCTCCTTCAAAGCGAGGACGTTCCAAAAATTCTCTTGGAGAAGACTGATGACAATTCTTTCTGTCGGCCTTGAAAAGCTTTCGCATTTTGCGTTAGCTCCAACCGCTTCACGTACTTCTGCTCTTGACGGCACTGCCGTTGACTTGAATGATTACGAAGGCGATATTTGCGTGATTCTCGATGTTGAGAATGGCGGAACATCGACTTTGGATGTCAAAATTCAGTCGGCTGACACCTCTGGTGGAACTTATTCTGACGTGACTGACGCTGCGTTTACGCAAGTAAGCACAAGTGCAAGTAAACAGACCTTAGTTTTCGCTAAGGGAAGCGCAAAGCGTTTTATCAAAGCTGTTTCGACAGTTTCAACTTCAACTCATACCTATAGCGTCAATGCTTTTGGTGCTCTGAAGTACGCCTGATAGCTGTATATGCCCGGTTCGTCCGGGCCTTCCTTATGGCATTCACTGAAGATTTAAGCGTTTTTTTAAGCGGCAATGATTTCGCAGTTCCAGTTGTTGCTGGAGCCGTAACAGGACTAGGCATTCTTGACATGCCGTCAGAAATTATTGCTGATGGAGTGATTTTGACAACAGACTACAAGCTGACTTGCGAGACTTCTAAGTTTGGGAATCTCCTTCATAGCGATGCTGTAACTGTCAACGGTTCTGCGTACACAGTCAGAAGCAACTCGTTGATAGACGATGGAGCGTTTTGCGAGGTGATGCTTCAAAAGAATGTGTAGCAGCAAGGTTCATACGCTATGCTTTAGAAGTAGTGGAGTAGAAGCTGGCCGGTCATGAGCCTTCCAAGGATTGGTGGTTTCTCAGCGCCAGCAACGGCTGATTTTGCTGATCTAAGTTACGACGGTAGCAGCCGGGTGACTACAATCACTTACAAGCAAGGCGGTTCTAGCGGCGTAAGTGTTGGAGTCTTGAATATTACCTATGTAGGTGCAACTACTGATGTTGACACTGTTTTCTGGAGCTTGAGCTGATGGCTTACAAGTTTAACCCGTTACTGGGTGTCGGCCTTGATGAAGTAGGAGCAGGCGGCGGCGCTGCCACTCCTGGCGGTGCGGACACCCAAGTTCAATTTAATGACGGCGGAGCCCTAGGTGGTGACGCTGGTCTCGTCTACGATAAAACAACTGACAAGCTCACTGTTGGCGGTGACATTGACTTAGACGATGGCGGAACATTTAGTACCACATTGCAGACGGTAACACCAACTGCTAATCGGACTGTATCGATTCCTGATGCCACTGGAACGATTGGTCTGGTCAATGGCCCTACTGGCAGCATCCAGTTTAATCAAGCGGGTGCATTAAACGGCACCAGCGATTTCAGCACAAGTTTAGTTTGGAACAATGCAACAACAACGTTTACTGGACTTAAGCTAAATGTAACTGATACCGCCAGTGCTGCTGATAGTAAGCTGCTTGATCTGCAGGTTGGTGGGACGAGTGCAGTTCAAGTAACAGATAATAAAATTCAATACAGTAGCCCTGTAGTAGCTCTTTATACGGGCACGGGCGCGGGCGGCAGTGTTGACATTGCTGGTGTTGGCTCCCTCGACACAGTGCCTTTGCGTGTTGACTATAGCTTCATAACAATTGCTCAACGAGCAAAGCTTGGCTTCACGAGTGGTTCCAACATCAATACTGGAATAGATGCTTCCCTGTCCCGCGACTCCGCAGGCGTCCTCAAGATCACCGACGGTTCTACCGGCACTGGCTATCTAAAACTAATCCCCACAACGGTTGGCGCATTAACTGCAGCAGCAACTGTTGGTGCAGGCACTAAAGCCTTTGTGACCGACTCAACCAGCACTCTTAGTTCACATCACGGCCAGGTCGTTGTCGGCGGTGGTAGTAATTTCGTGCCGGTCTTTAGCGACGGCACTAACTGGATCGTCGGCTGATGGCATCCTTTCTGAACTTCGCTTCCGACCCAACCATGGACACGCTTTCTGTCACACTGACCAACACCCGCGCTATTGACGGGTTAATTTTTGCCGCCAATTCTGCTGGCATGACACCAGAAGCCTACGCTGAACGACTCCTAACCACAGAAGGTCATCGCTTTGCTGATGCCAACAGCTACGGTGTTGTTACAAGTGCAGGATTCTTTGCACGTTTCACACCAACTGAATACGCAACTATTCTTGCTGCTTCTGTCGATACGGTAGAAGTACCGGACAAGATTGGCGGTGTACCAACTGAAGAACAATACGCTGCATACCAAGCGGCAGTTCTTGAGTATTCAATGCTTGAAGACCCTACCGCTGAAGAAACTGCAACGTATGAAGCAGCCCTTGGAGCGTATCAACTAGCTACCACTGCTGAAAACCAAACCGAGGTTGATGCAGCTGAAGCGCAGAACGCAGCAGCTAATGCAGTGAAAGCATTACTTGATGAACTAACAGCTGCTGAAAAAGTAGCACTTGATGATCAACGTGTTACTGACGGTCTTGCACTGTTAGTCAGCATGGAATTACTTGCACCTGGACGACCAGCTGAGATCACGGCTTATGCACGTCCGTTCCCTGTGATTACACAGGAGATCGAACAATGAGCCTAAGGTGGTCGTCAGCAACTGATCAGTTGTATGCGGTGAGCAATAGTTCACCTTCCCTTGACTTGGATTTTGCAAGCAACAAGAGCTTGCTAGACAATATCAGCGGGTTACCATTAGTCAATCATCAACGTGATGCTAGTAGCGGCAAAAGTGCTGGCACGTATGTCGGCAGTGATGGGTTGATTAAGACTAGTGTTGTTAATTTGCAGCCGTATAGTGAGATTACAGTTAATTGGACTGCCCAAGGCTCAACTCTTAGTCCTGACTTTGCATTAGCTCCAAACGGAACAAATGCAGCTGCACAGATAATTCCATCTTCTGGAATTGTAGAAGGTCGTATATTCTACCCAAGCTCTCTGACTGGACAGTTGACAGCTTCTTGCTTTTTCAAGCCAAATGGTTATAACTTTGCCACAATTGGTTTGTTCAAGGGAAGTAACTATGCAAGTATCATTGTAAACCTTTTAACCGGAGAGGTTACAGCTGTCTCTTCTGGTGCGGTCCCTGAAGCATATTCAGTGACTGATGCTGGTAACGGTTGGAAACGGTTAAGCGTAACAACGACTACGGTTAATTCTTACGTGTCCTTAGCTCCGGCACCTGACGCAAGCACCACCTTGAACACGTTTGGTCTTGTAGATGCTGCAACGTTTGATGGCACATCTGGAGTACTTGCTTGGGGAGCCCAGCTCGAAGAGGGCTCCACAGTCAACACCTATGTCACCACCACTAACCTCCCATCAGCAGCACCACGATTTGATCATGACCCCGTGACTGGTGAGTCCTTGGGGTTGTTGATTGAGGAGAGTAGGACTAACTTGCTGCAGTATAGTGAGCAGTTTGATCAGAGTGCTTGGATCAAAGCACAAGCAACAGTAACCCCAAACATTGTCACTGCTCCAGATGGGACGCAAACAGCAGATAAGTTAGTTATGCCTATTTCTGCCTCAACTTTTCATCTCTGCACACAAACAGCAACAGTAAGC